CCACCGTCTAATGTATCAGGGTATGAAGTAGTAGAAAAAGACCCACCGTAGTATATGTCAGGATTAGCAATATAATACGCTGTACCAAATTCTCCACCATCTACTGTATCAGGGTATGAAGTAGTAGAAAAAGACCCACCGTCGACTGTATCAGGACTAGCAATGCTTATTGCATCATTAGGGTCTATTTTAATGCGAAGGAAAACTAGTCCGCCATCACTCAGGTAGTTAGCCATAGAAGTAAGATTAGTTTTACCCCCTGTCACCTCATAATGTACATCCCCACTTGTAACGTCATCCCAAGTACCTGTAGACAAGTTTTGAATCTGTAGGGTATAATGGGTAGGAGCAGATGTTGGTACTGCTGCTCGTACATTACAGATGACTGCTGGGTTATCAATTAAAGACAGGTAGGTATTTTTAGTGTAAATGCCACTTGGTTCTGCTTCCCTTAGATAGCTGTTATAATTTAGGCTAAAATAGGTGGCTACATCCATTGCAAAGTACAAATAGTTTATTTTTCCGCTATCTACAATTTGGGCAGCATACTGACCCGCTAAACTTCCTGTCTTTGTATAGAAGTCTGGGGAAACTGGTATAGTTGCTCCATGAAAATCAGTAATCTGTGTGCTATTCGTGAACTGTAAATCCTCAATAGAGTAACCTGCTAGATTGTACATAGGGTTTGACGCAGAAAAGGACCCGGCAAGCACATCACTAGAGTTTAGTTTACTTTGGTTAACAATAAATAAGTTTGTAGAATGTCCGTTATTACTTAGTTCAGTTAAAGTAATATGCCCTCTGATCATATCATTCATACCGTTCATGTTTTTCCTAATCTTATAAGTAGAGATTTCATCAGCAGGGTTAGTGTCAATTACCTCTGCGTTACGGGAATACCCGGATTTATAAGTAGCGAATACAGTAATCCCAGCAGGCTTAAAATCATTAATGATGTCTAGTACTTTAACTGGAAATGATCTGGAAAACCTAACATCAATAACTGCTACGGTATAATATCTTCCTAAAAGTTTATCTGGGCCGTTTAGCTTAGACTGATTTAATGTAAATACATTGGTGTATGGCTCGTAAATTTCTAGGTCTGAATCATAGTCCTGCAAAAAGTTTTGTACCGCAGCTTTAATAGCTGGTATGGTGCCTCGTTGCAAAATGATATAGTTTATGATTCTATTCCTGTAAGTAGTGTCATCTTCAGAGTCCTTACGAATTACACCAAAGATTTTACCATAGGCATCTAACCATTCTCCAGTAGCAGAGGATAGAGATGTGACTAACTTATTCTGCATGATCTCCTGTTCTGTGTCAGATAACTCTGTATCTAATGCTGCAAGAATAGCACCATTAGCCTTTGTTTTATCTTGGGAACCTCTTTTCCATATTGGAAATAGGTGTTTAAGAAATGACATTTATCTACCCTCCTTTACTGTAGGTTTACGGTTACATTACCAGCCCTAATAATTTCAGAACCTTTTAGGACTACGTTACTTTTCAAATTATTAAATTGAACATCATATATCATTTGACGGTCTATATATTTGATAGCACTAGACAGGTCTGATAAGATAAGACTTTGTCCTGTAGTCATATTGTTTAAATAGTTAGTAATTGTCTGCGCAATCTGATTTTGGAATGCACTTGTAATACCTGATTTATTAGACAAAGTAACTGTTACATCTACGTTAATCGCTTCTCTAGTAACAGGCAACAATCTTACAGGAATACCTGCCGGTTTATAGTAGTACAAAATATTTAAAATATCCGTTTGTACATTCTCCGGTAAATTACCATTTCTGTCATGCGCATAGATATTAATACGTCCTGTTTCTTCTTCAATATAAACACCAGACACATTTTGTACAGACCTAACGCCATATTCAATAGCAGGTACAGTGGCACGACTAAGAGAAGTAATATAAGAAGCAAACCTTGCTCTTGTCTCCTCAATAGGTTCCTCGTCCTGCCCTGTTTGGATAGCTTGTTGATTTCCTACCGAACTTAGGTTAGCAATTGGAGTCTGCATAGTGTCAATAGCCTGCGCTGGGATGTTACCTACAGAGCCTAGTGTTGTACAGTAAACTTGAAACTCTGCTAGGATAGAACCTTTAGGTATGTAATAGTCAATCAAAGTTTCATAAATTTGGTTGTATAGCGGGTTACTTGAAGAAAATCTAGTTCCACGTGGTACCACTATGTCTGATTGAGTCGTATTGTGAAAAGCAATCTGTACGGTACCATATGCTTTCGTTGCTTCTTTTCTTTTAAAGTTAAAGGATTCATATACACCTTGTTCTATCGCTTCCATAATGTTTTCTCTAGTGAGTACATAAAACTGTTCTAGTTCGATAGCGACTGCCTCGTATAAAGCGCGCATTGCACTCCCAACAGAAAAATCGTTAATTTCATTGGTGTTTGTAATTGTATGGTCAACTAACCGGGAATAAATTTCTGACATCCGTTTAAATCTCATAGTGGGACCCCCTTTCAGGATAATTGTTTAATATCTAAAGTTGTCTAACAATACAAGTGGACCGTTTGCCTTTGAAGTTACTATGAATTCAAACGCTTGTTCTAACGACATAGTGGAAACAGAGAAGGACGCAGTATAAGTGTTGTCAACAAGTGTATGACCATTACTAATTACTCCTGTTACACGACTATCTGTACGCAATGTTCTTTCAATCTCTAGGTCTAAAAGTGCTGCATTCTCCTCAGTATTTTTCATACCAATATACTTGTGAACTTCAGAACCATACTCAGGGTGTCCTATATAACTCCCTTTTGGAGTAATAACCCGAATGTATAAGGACTGTAGAAGGTTTCTAAGACCTCTTACGGTCTTGATAGCCCCTTTACCATCACTCTTCATTTCTAGTACCTCTCCGTTCATACTGAGGGCTCCTTGACCATTGGGGAGCGGTAAGATGTCTAAATCCTTACCTAGTGCTAAAGCATATATTTCTTCCTTGTCATACTGCGTAGCTGTGCTCAGCTTTGATATTAGGCCAGTTGTTTGGTCATCAGATACTGGAATCATTAAAGTATCCCCAACTGTAACAAGGTGGTTCGGGTTTTTCATTTTTTCTTCTACAGTGTCTACAATATAAGGGTATCTAAGATTATTAAACTGTGCTAGGTCTATCCACTTAGACATGTCTCCTAACTGACTCTGGGCTATACCCTGTATGGTATCCTCTTGTGATACAACATATTGAATAAAGTTAGCCATCCTTAAACACCCGCTTCATTCATAATCACTTCAATTTGGTTCTCTAAATAACCAAAGGAAATGTTCATATCTCTCATACTTTCAATCATAGAATAGTAGTTGCTGTTTGTACTGAAAAAATCTGCAATGTAATTAATATTTGTCTTACACCTTTTTATATCGTTTGTTGAAACATACTGTAGGTTTTGTGGTGAGTTATCAATGTTGTATAACAAAACAAAAGACTCCAGTACTACTGCTTTAAGCAACAAATAAATATTAGGTGCGAATGTAGCAAGATCACTATGTAAAGCCTTGTATACTATTGTACTAGTGTCTAATGGAGTGTTCTCTACCTCTATTGTACCATCTGTTAAAGCACTTTGTGTCATCCGAGCTAGTATTGACAAAGTGTATACAGGTTGGTACAATGTAGATACAAAATCAGTAGAGCCTTTTATTGTATTCAAAGGAATAGTCCCATCACTGAGAACTGGGACGTTTGATACAAACCGTATAAGATCAGATGAGTAAGCCATTTATCCATTGCCCCCTTGATAGTACCCAATTGTGTAGCCTAACCCTGTCCTACCGTAAGCATAAGAGGTTGGGTCTGGTGCTTGTGGGTTGATAACTCTATGCTTGCTAGTACCGCTTGTGTCTTTATTGTATATCTTAGAGTTACCAGACGAAGGGTCATAAGGTGTTACCGAGTCAGATCGAGGGTCACTACTGCTAGGACCTCTGCTTGAACTAGGGTTGTCTCCATTCTGCTGAGGTCCAATAACACCACCCGGAACAGATGGGTAACGGTTACCAATCTCAGGGTCTACAATGCTTTCATCTGCGGGCTGACTAGCCTTACGAAGAATGTAGAATTTAATTTGGTAACGGTGTGTTAACGGAGAACTTACATCTTGTGTATATGTCACACCATCTGGGGAAAAAGCTACAACATAGCTTTCGTCATTTGTAAAATCGTAAAAATAAAAGTCCTCCGCAGGCATTTTTCCGTTACCACCCATTTCCCCATAGTCTGCAAGAAACTTTTTCATTTCAGCAATCTTTTTTATCCCTCTATCTGAAGATTTTCCTGTAGGATTGAAACCGGTTGTACCAGAGATTGTTACAGAAGGAACATCACTTTGGAAGTCTTCAATAACAATTCTACTTTTTGTTTTTACTGCTGTTGACCTGTGTGGTCTGGCATATTCCATATTTTCAGGGTTTATAGCAAAGCGGAAAAACCGATCACCAAACTGGAAAGCAATACGTTTTAAGTGGTTTTTTCCATCTGATATTGGCATAGGTATCATCACCTTTCTCTAGTAATATAAGGAAAAGGCGGGTTAACCGTTTTCCGATTCCCGCCTACCGCTTGTCGTTTTAAGATATTTTTTTTTCTAAATTATATTTCATTAACAATTCTCCGGGGTCTATATCAAAAAGGTTAATTTTATCTTTACGAGGTATTCCCGATTGCTGAATCTCTGCACGACTGAAGTCTGCTTCCAATAGACTTTCATGAGCAATTATCCCAATGGGCAGATTAATGCTCTGTAGG